CAGGGTTTCGTTATAAGCTGACTGATCTAGTCCCACAGATACTAAACCAGAGACCTACAGGTATGTTGGTCGGTAGAGACGTTGTTGACAAAGATCAACCCCAGTTACAGCTAGGCAAGTTGCACTTAACAGACAACCAGTCCCTGAGAAACCCAAGGCCAGACAGATCGCTTGTTGAAAGCAGGTCTTTTTTTGCGTTTAATCCAGTTGGTGGCGGTGTTACGCAGCTTGGAAGTAGAACAGTTGGACTGGATATTACTGGTGAAGTTGGAAGGGTTACAATAACAATCAGCTAAGGTATTGATTATGGCAAAGCTAGAAGTGTTTCAAAACGGCAATTTTGCTTCAGGAGAGCCTGTCTATCAGATTGGCACTAAATACCCAAACGGTGAAATCGGTGAATACGGTGAGTACGACATTGCTGTGTTTAATCCGATGACCAAGTCGGAGGCAGATGCAAAACTTGCTGAAATGCAACCCGTTAAAAAGACTGCCGCAAAAGCAAAGCCGAAAAAAACATCAGCAAAAAAAGCTGCCGTAAAGAGTAAGTGATATGGCGTGGACATTCACCACATTAAAAGCGTCGATTCAGGATTATCTTGAAACAACGGAAGAAACATTTGTTGCAGAGCTTCCCCTGATTATAACCCGTGCTGAAGAAAGGATACTGAAGTCAGTTCAGCTTCCAAATTTCAGAAGAAATGTAACGGGATCGATAACGGCTAATCAGGAGTATCTCAATACGCCAGATGACTTTCTTGCAAGTTATTCGTTAGCACTTGACAACAGCGGCTTTGAATATCTATTGAACAAAGACGTTAACTTTATCAGGCAGGCTTATCCAGTTAGCACCACCACTGGAGTGCCAAAGTATTATGCTTTGTTTGATGACGCTACTTTTATTCTTGGCCCAACCCCTAATGCAGATTTTACGACCGAGTTACATTATTTTTATAAACCCCTGTCAATAACAGTCACATCAGACGGAACAAGCTGGCTTGGAACCAATGCAGAAAACGCATTGCTTTATGGTTGTCTTTTGGAAGGGTATATCTTCTTGAAAGGTGATCCTGATTTGATGCAGTTGTATCAGGTAAAGTATGATGAGTCGCTAGCAAGGCTAGAGTCTCTGGGCGAGGGTTACAACACAACAGATAGCTATAGGTCAGGCACTGTCAGGAAGTCGAGATCCTGATGTTTGAGGCTAGTATGAACCTGCCTGACACGCCTATCGTTGATGTTTCTACTACAGAACATAAAGGGCATGATGTAGAGTTCTGGGCAGAGAAGGCAACAAATAGAATTGTTTCTGTAGGCAGTAATTCGCATCCTGCAATTCAGGAGCAGGCACAGGCTTTTAAAGATCAGGTTTATACAGCGGTATTGTTTTACATGGTAGAGGCGATTAAAAGCGATAGAACCACGTTAACAGCGATACTGGAAAAGAATCAACAGAAAGAAATGGCAGAAATAATTAGGAGATTGTAATGGCTATATCTCAGGCTATGTGTACTAGCTTCAAGAAAGAATTACTTGAGGCGAAGCACAATTTTTTGGCAAGTGGCGGCAACAGCTTTAAGTTGGCTTTGTATACAAGTTCTGCAAGTCTGGGAGCAGGTACGACAGCTTATACGACTTCTGGTGAAGCAAGCGGAACAAACTACACTGCCGCTGGCGCAGCTTTAACAAACATCAACCCAGACTCTAGCGGAACGACAGGCTTTGCCGATTTTGCGAACCTGACGTTTTCTACGGTAACAATTACAGCCAGAGGCGCAGTAATCTACAATGACACCAATTCAGACCGAGCGGTATGTGTTTTAGATTTTGGTGGCGATAAGACTGCAACGGCAGGTGACTTTACGATCACCTTTCCTACCGCAGACGCGAGTAACGCAATTATCAGGATCGCTTAATGCCTTCAATAACGGGATGGGGACGGGGCGATTGGGGAGACGGCCCTTGGGGTAGTGCTGACAATATTCCCGTTACAGGTGTAGCAGCAACAGGTGCTATTGGCACTGTTGCAACGCTTGGGGATGTAAATGTAACTCTAACAGGGGTTTCTGCGACTGGTGCAATTGGCACTGAAATTGTAGGCATATCAGTAACATTTGCAGTGACAGGTGTATCAGCCAGTGGATCAATCAGACCCGTCAATGTCTGGGGGCCAATTGATACATCGCAAACGCCAGCTTGGCAAGATATAGTAACACCAACGGGCATAGCCGCATGAGGTTTATAACATGGCAACTTATGTAAATGATTTAAGATTAAAAGAAATCGCCACAGGAGATTCTTCGGGTACGTGGGGGTCAGAAACAAATACTAATCTGGAGCTAATTGCAGAGGCATTAAGTTTTGGAACACAGGATTGTTTTGCTAGTGACGCAAATGCAACAACAACTGTTGCTGATGGAGCGACAGATCCAGCCCGTTCTATTTATTTTAAAGTCACATCGTCGGCTACGCTTTCTACAACGAGAGTGTTAACCATTGCGCCAAACACAGTTTCTCGATTGATGTTTATCGAGAACGCAACGACAGGCTCTCAGATCATCACAATCAAACAAGGATCTGGTGCTACTGTAAATATTGCAAACAGTGCGGTCAAAGCCGTTTATTTAGATGGCGCGGGATCAGGTGCAGCGGTAGTTGATGCGCTTGTTGATTTAGACCTGACAGGCACAACAACCCTTGCAACTGTTACGGCCTCTGGGGTTATAACAGGAACAACGCTTGAGGCAACCGCCGACACATCGGCTGGAGATAACGCAGCAATAGGCTACACTTCTGCTGAAGGATTAATTCTTACAGGCCAAGGATCAACTAACGATGTAACCATTAAGAATGATGCCGATGCAGATGTACTGACGATTGCAACTGGCGGCACAAGCGTTGATATTGTTGGGGATGTAACCGCTTCTACTATAAATGCTGATGGTGATACGTCTTCTGGTGACAACGCTGCAATGGGTTACACCGCTGCGGAAGGCTTAATCCTAACTGGTCAAGGTTCCACGAATGACGTAACAATAAAAAATGATGCAGATGCTGATGTTCTTGAAATTCCGACTGGAACGACTAACGTCACCATCGTCGGAACACTTGGTGTGGCTGGAGGATCAACTAACGGAGTTGTTATATCCCAAGGTGCAATTTCTTTAAAAAATGGTGGAGCGCAGTCTTACATTGACTTCTATTGCGAGAGTTCAAACGCTCACTATGCAAGGATATTAGCTCCGGCACATAGCGCATTTGGCGGCAACATCACGCTAACACTGCCAGCAACCACCGACACGCTGGTGGGTAAAACAACGACTGATACACTGACTAACAAAACACTTACCACACCAACTCTAACAACCCCCGTGGTAAATGCGGGATTACAGCTTAAAAACGCAGCAACAAGTGCAGGGTTTATTGAATTCTTTGAAGACAGTGACAACGGTACAAATAAAGTTACACTAATTGGCCCAGCAAGCACCGCAGATATAACGCTTACATTGCCTTCATCGGATGGCGATGATGGGCAAGTTTTAACAACTGACGGTTCTGGCGTATTATCGTTCTCCACGGTTGGTGGAGCTTATAATACATGGCTTGTCAAAACCAGCGCATACACGGCTTTAGTTGGTGATCAGATTATTGTAAATAGTGCCAGTGCCGTTACAATTACTCTTCCAGCCTCTGCCAGCGCAGGAAATACGGTTATTGTCAAAGCAACGGGCGGTGGAACGGTGACGCTGGGTCGTAACTCACAAAACATTAACAGCACCGCTGCTGATGGAACGCTTCAAAGCGGCAAAGCAACTCAACTTGTATATGTTGATGGGACTATAGGATTTTTAGAGATTTAAGGAGATTTTAAAATGGCAGTGATACTTGGTAAGAATGAAACTTTGCCGCAAATTTTTATAGCGCAAAGCGAAACTTTTGTTCCACCGCAAGATGGAAATATTTGCATTCATCTTGTAGGCGGTGGTGGAAATGGTGCCGCTGGTCAAAACGGAGGCACAAGCGGAGGTGCCGGAGGATATTGCAAAAAGAACTCCCTTGCTGTAACTACAAATGGCTCTTTCACTGTTACAGTTGGCGGTCAGGGGGGTAACACGACTGTATCTGGCACAGGTTTAAATGCCACTCTCACAGCAAATGGAGGGGACAATGGAGGAACAAACGCAAACAGTGCTTCTGGAGGTACAGCTAGTAATGGCGATGTGAATAACACTGGAGGTGATGGAAACTCAACTAGCGGAGGACACGTTGGCGTTAATGCTACAGGCGAAGATGGTGGCAACGGAAATGGCTCGGCGGCTATGGC